GAACAAGCTATTGAACACCTATATAACGAGGTAGGTGGAGAGGAGAATTATAATCTGATGATGGAGTGGGCAGCAGACAACCTACAACCTTGGGAAGTTGAAGCTTACAATAAACAAATTGAAAACCTAGATGCAAATACTAACTTTGCTGTACTAGGTATGCAAGCTCGTTATCAAAATTCGGTGGGTATACCACCAAACCTACTGTCTGGTGATGTAGGAGAGGACATAGCTCCTCGCTTTGAATCACTAGCAGAACTTACTTCGGCAATGAGCGATCCGAAGTATGGACAAGATCCAGCTTACCGTGCACGTGTGGCACAGAAGTTGAGATTTTCAAGTGTGCTCTAACAAAGAAACAAAGGACAAAACCAAAAAGTAAGACCTAGCCCTATGCGTAGGATAACTTTGTACCGAACCTTGTGAGACCGAGATTTCCGAGTTATTAACCAATAACCCTTAATCTAAGGAAAAACAATATGGCACAAGACTATACCGCAATTCATAGGGCGGGTGTGGATAATGCAACAACTGGATCTACTGGTCAAGGTCGTGCATTATTCCTCAAGCTGTATGCAGGAGAAGTGCTTACAGCGTTCCAATCTAAGAATATCATGATGCCTTTGCATCGTGTGCGAACAATATCAAAAGGTAAGTCAGCCCAGTTTCCGATGACAGGTAAGTACCGAGATGCGGGCTACCATACACCGGGAAAGGAAATCGTTCCAACTGCTGCCAAGCAGGGTGAGAGGATCGTTTCGATTGATGACCTGTTAGTTAATGCTCAGTTCATTCCGAACATTGACGAAGCAATGTCTCATTATGACATACGTTCCATCTACACTCAGGAGGCAGGATTTGGTCTCGGTAAAGTTGCTGACCAAAATATCTTGAGACTTGCAATTAAAGGTGCTTTGTGTGAAAGTTCAGCTATGGCTGCTCTTACTACAGGTGCACCAATGATTCAAGAGTACTCAGCATTTGCAGATGAGGACTTCACCCAGAATGTTGTCATTGGGGCAACTGCTGGAGCAACCTCAGATATTGCTAAATCCAGAGAGCCTCAGTCTATTGCACAGGCAATCATGGATGCAAAGCGTATCTTACAAAATGCAGATGTACCCGGAGAACCTTTCGTTGTTTTAAACAATGATACATATTTCGATATGTTCAAGGTCTCTGGATCAAATCCGCTTAACGACCTAGTTATCTTCAATCGTGATATAGGTGGATCTGGTAGTCCAATGTCAGGTGCAGTCCCTCAAATCTTAGGGATGCCTGTGTATGTGACTAACCATTTAGGTTCATTCAGTGTTGGTACTAACACCTGGAATTCAGCTTTATGGACTATTGCAAGTCACGTAGGCCAACATAAAACTGGTACTACTACTTGGGGTTCAGATCAGCCTTTAGCTGGTGAATCTTATCGTACTACTCAGTATGACACAGGTAGTACAGATCACGCTGCATGGACTACAGAAGTAACTAACAATAATGCAACTGCTGGAACAAGAATTACGGCACGAATATCTGCTGTTGCACAGCGTGTTATTGGATTAGTAATGACTGTGGATGCAGTTGCTACTGTTAAATTAATGGATCTCTCAGTTGAATCCGAGTATCAGATCAACAGACAGGGTACATTAATGGTATCTAAGTATGCGATGGGACATAACGTATTACGCCCAGCGTGTGCTGTTGCTTTGATTCAAGGACTATAGGATCAAGGTAATTCTTTTTGGGAGTATCCTTTAACTAGGGTGCTCCCTTTTTTTTACTACATTAGAAAGGTAACATGAGTCTAAATAGAATGACTGAATTAGAGGCAGTCAATACCATGTTGGTGACGATTGGAGAACAGCCAGTTTCTAGTTTAGATAACTTAGCAGGACTTCAAGATGCTAGTATTGCCCGACAGATACTCTCTAACATATCACGTGCAGTACAATCTAAAGGGTGGGTATTCAATTTAGATCTTCAAGTTACATATACTCCAGATACAAATGGAGAAATTGTTTTAGGATCAAATGTTTTACGAATTGATACTACCTCTAAAGTTAGAAGTTCAACGAAAGACATAGTTGAACGAGGTGGTAAACTATATGATAGAGAGAAAAACACAAGTGTATTCACTGACTCCATAAAGGTAGATAGAGTAATTGTTTTAAACTTTGATGACTTACCAGAGGCCGCACGAAGATACATAGCAACTAGATCTGCTCGTGTGTTTCATGACAGGGTAGTTGGATCAGGTGAGTTACATAGGTTCTTTCAAGAAGATGAACATATGGCTTGGAGTGAACTATTAGAATATGAAGCAGAGATGGGAGACTATACCATCTTTGATGACTATGATGTGTATAGAATAATAGAGAGAGACTCAGGTAAGTCAAGACAAACTACAACACCAACAACATAAAATGGCATTAATATCAGGAACAATCCCCAGTTTAATTAATGGTGTCTCACAGCAACCCGCAACACTCAGGTTGCCTACACAGGGTGAGGTACAAGAGAATGGATTGTCTCACATTGCAAGAGGTCTAGAGAAACGACCATGTACTGAGCATGTAAAAACTATTGCTGGTGTAACATCAAATAATAGTAATGATGTATTTATCCATACTATCAGAAGAAGTGAGGATGAGGCATATGCCTTTATTGTAAAAGGAACTGATGTTGGAAGTACAGAACCCTCAGTTAAGTTAATTGATTTAACAGGTTATGCAACTGGTACTCCGGGTAATGAAGTGTATATAAAAAAGGATGATCAAGGTTCTACTAACATAACCGCATCAGACCCACTAAGTGCATCCTCTAATACTGATGTACGAAATTACTTAGGTAACTTCACTTCCTCTAATGCTTTTGAACCTAGTAAACTATCTGCCACCACTATTGCTGACTTTACCTTTCTACTTAATAAAACTGTGGTAGTACAGCAGTCTAGTGCTGATGCAGATGATAGAGATTATGAAGCACTAATCTACTTTAAGATAGGAGACTTTGGTGCAGACTACAAGGTAGAAATTAAAGAGTATAATGTTGATGCTGATGGAGAGATGAATCCTGCATCAATAAGATCAACAAAGACAGCAACCTATAAGACTCCAGATAATAAAACAAAGAGTAGATCTGGTAGTGGTTCCACAGGAAACACTGAGTCAATAAATAATCAAGCGGCTGTTATAGTTAGTAATATAGCATGGAACTTATATGATGGAACTGTTGGTGGTAAAACTGATAAAGTTGAATTAAAGCAAGCGGCTACAGCCGGGTCTGGAGGCTCACAAGGAGTACCAGTAGGTGAGGCATATGTACATGATACAGCAGTAAGTGAACTAAATGACTCATCAATACCCTACACAGGTACAGTAGGTGTTATTGATGAAGGTACATTTAGTGGAACCGCTTTAAAATCATTAGGTGGAACTTTTACTACTACATACAATGCTGGTGAGAGTTTAATGCATATTAGTAATAGTCAGTATCCCTTTACAGTAGAAGTTACAGATGGTAAGGGTGACGCTTACATGAGAGCAATTAATGGAAGTGATGAGGTTGCACAGTTCGGACATCTACCCGGATCAGGACTACCATCTCCTCAAGCAGATGACTTTGTTGCAAAAATATCAGGAGATAAATCTTCAGGACAAGATGACTACTATGTTAAGTGGGAAGGTAATGTATGGAAAGAAACAATTAGACCTGTGTATCCCGGTGGAACAACAGGACATACACATGCAACAGTTAAGAAGAATGCAAGAACTAGTTTTAATGCAGCAACAATGCCAGTCAATCTCTATAAGGCTTTTGGCACAGTAGATGGAACAGCTAATTCAATATACTATATTCTTAGTACAGTAGACTGGTCATCCCGTACTGTAGGAGATCTAAATACAAACCCTTTTCCTTCATTTGCAAACTATGCATTAAGTGATCCTCCTGCGGATGCAACTGATGCAACATATACAATCAATGATATATTCTTCCACAGGAATAGATTAGGATTTGTGTCAGATGAGAACGTAATACTGTCAGAGGCAGGAGAGTATTTCAATTTTTGGCACACTACTGTACTGTCTGTACTAGATACAGCAGTTATTGATGTAGCAGTTAGTAATAACCAAGTGGCTATATTGAAATCCGCTATACCATTTCAAGAGAACCTTGTATTGTTCTCAGATCTCCAGCAGTTCAAACTAACTTCCCAACAGTTCCTTACCCCTACCTCAGTAACAGTTGATGTTGCAACGAACTTTGAGACCTCTACAGAGGTAAAACCTGTTCCTGCTGGTAAAACAATCTTTTTCCCATTTAAACGAGGGTCATACTCAGGTATCCGAGAGTACTTCATTGATGTAGCATCCGAGACTAATGATGCAAATGAAGTAACTGCTCATGTACCAGAGTACATAGAGGGTACAGTTAAGAAGATGGCGGTGTCCTCTAATGAGGAGGTACTACTTATATTGTCTGATACTGACCGAAGGGAACTAATAGTTTACAAGTATTACTATAATGATAAAGAGAAGCTACAGTCTGCATGGTCTAAGTGGAAGTTTGATGCAGATATAATTGATGTTGAGTTTATAGGCTCAGTAGCTTTTATGCTATTTAGACGAGGAAATGGGACTAACGATCCAGTTTATCTAGAGAAACTAAACCTGTCCGTAGATAGTGCAACCACTGTACTTGATGATCAGATAGGAGTTAGGTTAGATAGAAGAGTTAAACTAGCTACTGGAGGTGTTACCTCACTACCATACTCAGATGCAGACTATGATAAACTAACAACAAGTACAGTACAGGTCAGTGGTAGTGGTCAGTTTGGATCTAACTTAAAACTTAAGAACCTAAATACAACAGGTAACTTTGCTCCAAGAGTGGGACAAACATTCTCTGCTTCAGGAGTTAGTGGAACTAAGTATAAGGTAATTGGTACTGAAGCACTTGCCAGTGATAACACATGTACCATAAAGATAACTCCATCAATAGCTGAATCAGCTAAGTGGGATGATGGTAAAGTTCTTACCTTCGATGAAAGAGAAGTAGAATACATAGTTGAAACTGGGGAGAAGATAGCGTCAAGTCAGTTAGCAGGAGTATTAGCTAATGGAACTCAATTATCTAACCAACGTGGGAATAGTACTCCTATAGTATACGCAGGTATACCATATGACTTTAGGTACCAGTTCTCACAACAGTTTGTTAAGAATAATGATAACTCAATTAACTCAGGTAGATTACAAATTAGAAACTTTGAGATTTCTTACGATAAAACAGGAGCATTTACAGTAGAGGTTTCTCCTAGACCATTTGATAATCTCTATAGAGATGTTAATATACGTGAGTTCACTGGAGTTATTGTAGGTACCTCACTGCTAGGAAAGAAACAACTGGAAACAGGGGTATTCAGGGTGCCTGTATATTGTAATTCAAAGGATGTTAAGATAACAGTTAATAGTACATCTTGGTATCCACTTGCTTTACAGTCGGCTGATTGGGAAGCACTTCAAGTACTAAGGAACCAAAGAGTTTAATGGGATATAAGGTAAGAAAAACTATTAAAAGGGACTGTGAGATTCTAGCTGAAAAGATGAGAGAGTCCGACAGAAATGAAATATGGAGTTCACATAGGGCCACACCTATAGAAGCCCTTGAACAAGGATTAAATGAATCAGGAGACTTTTGTTACACCTTATTACTTAATGAGGAAGTAGTTGGTATCTTTGGAGTAAATAGAGTAGATAACAAGTCGGGAGTAGTGTGGCTAATGGGGTCTAATAATATGACCTCAAATAAATCAGGCTTCTATAAAGTATCAAAAAAGTATCTTAGACTATTTAGGAAAGAGTTTAGTTTGTTATTTAACTATGTAGATGATCGTAATAAACAAACAGCTAAGTGGTTGGAGAAGTTAGGGTTCTCATTTATACAGCAGGAACCTAAGTTTGGAGCAGATAAAATACCATTTAATTTATTTATGATAGGGAGATAATATGTGTCATCCAGTAGCTATGGTAGCAATGGCAGTTGTACAACAACAACAAGCACAGCAAGCACAAGATGCACAAGTTAGTGCTATGAATGCGGCTGCTGAAGAAAATGCTAAAAGACAGACTGAGGCGTATCAAAATGACATGGCTTCAGCATATGCAGAAGAAATAAACATAGAAGAAGAAGGATTTAAAAGTGCTGAAGATGCTGCTAGTGCTAAATTAGATATGCTTGTAATGGCAAGAGAAGATCAGGCTAGATTACGTTCACAGAATATGGAAACAATAGGAGGTGGACAGACTGCTGATGCTATTATGGGTAATCTAAGACGACATATTGCTGGCAATGTAAGAGATCTAGAAGATAATTATCAGAGAGGAGTAACATCAAGAAGAAAAGAGAGGGAAGGCATCACCAGAGACAGAATAAGTAGACGTATATCATACAAGAGTGCCCTTAATAGTATGCCTACAGGTTCATATGCTTCTCAAAATGAGAGAAATATGAAAATGATAAGCTCCGGTTTTCAAGGATACGCTGGTTACAAGAGTTATACTAAAGTAACTCCAGCCGCAGACGCATCAACTACAGGATAATATAATGGCTTCAAAAGCAGAATTACTAGCTTCCGCTAGAAAGAGAGGACAAAAGCAAAAGATCTTTCGCAGAGGTCGTGGTACTAATACAAGTGTACGACAACCGGGTGTTGATCAAAGTGCTGGAAGAGAAGCAAAGGCTGTATCCGATTTTCTAGGTACTTTTCTTAATGTGGGGCCGGGTGTTCTTGATGCACACAATAAAGAGACAAACGAAGAGAATAAGAAGTTAGTTGCAAAGGGAGAAGCGACCTACAAAAATACATCTCCAGATCAAAGGAGACAGTTCCGAGAAGCTATCAGAAGTGGGACAATATCTGGAGGAGAGAGTCCATACTTTAGGGAAGGTTTGAATAGGGCACAAGCTGATGCAATGTCTTTAGAGTATGGTAATGCAGTTTTTCTAGCTTGGGAACAAAGTGATGCAAAGAATAGTTCAGATCCAGAGGCATTAAATAATTTTCTAAATGAGTTCCAGCATAAAGCTGATGGCCCACCGGGACAGAATCGTTCATGGGAGGAACGTGTAGGTGACTTAGGTGAACAAGTTGCTAATGAAGAGTTTCAACCTAGAGCAGATGCAATTAAAAGACAGTTGATGCAGATGCACTCAGAGCATCAGAGAAGTGAGTACAAAAAGAAAGCACAAGATCTCGTTGAATCTTCTGAATATAAAAAATTTATAGATCCCACTATGGATGAGTTAATTTCGGTAGGTGAAATAGATGCTATTTTAGCAAAAGAACAACTAGTAAGTGATTTAGTTACAACAAGACAGAATGTGTTAGATTCTAAAAATCGGGTACCTGTTAATGGAGAAGCAAAGGAGAAATTCATATCAAACTTTGTTAATAAACATACTAGTGGCCCTAATACTAATATAAAAGGACTCATTAAAACTGCCGAAGTAAAATTTGAAGAGGAGAAAAAAGGTATAGAGGCATCATTAGATCATCATATGACTACAGTGATGGGTAAAGATGGTGCAAAAAAAGTATTTAGTGTAGCCTCATTTAATAAAGAGGTTAAAAAGCAGAACCTTGAAATAGCTAAAAATGATCCTAAGAAATACAGAAGTGGCTCTAGAGTTACCCTTAAACCTCTTCCTCCAGTAGAATTAGCTCAAGAAGAGATGGTAGATATAGCATCTTTTATTCCTCACCACTCTGAAAAAGATCCAAATGAACCAGTAGTACCAATGTTACTACCTCCAGCAGAATTAGCTCCTCCTATAGATGAACCAGAACCAACCTCTATAGTACTTGCATCAAGAGAGATAGGTGGTAAAGACTTTTCTAATAAACAAATTGTTATTGCTGAAGGAGAACTTGAGTACATTGATAGGGAACCTTCTGTACCAGAGGACATTCCCGTACCACAACCTATTCAACCTCTTAAACCTACTAAAATGAAAGAGGCAATGGAACTAGCTATTGAAGGTATTAACCCTGCAAAAACTAGTTACGGATTAGTTGCATATAATACAGAAGATGAAGCACAGAAAATAGTGGATAATATTAGAGATAATGTTGTAGGAGATACCACTGGTACTTGGGAATTCGCCATTAAAAAGGTGGGAGATGTGTACCAAGTACAAACTCAAGGAGGAGCTACTATAACAGATAATCAACATGAGGCTTTCTTTAATGCACTAGCTTCTGAGTATCCCGGAGAAATGGGGAACTTAAATGCCCGTTGGGATGATAAGGTAAAAGATAAAGACTTTGTTCAAATAATTTCACCAGACCGAACTAAACCTAAAAAGAAGAAAAGGACATAATATGGATCAGCGTCAGTTAAGTGGAATAACGCCTCCTAGAATATCAGAAAGAAAAGGTCTTAAATTAGGAGTAGATAAAACTAGCCCATTAATCTCACAAAATATAGTAACCGCAAAAGCTAAACCAATAGGAAAAGCTGAGATTGATGAGGTAGCTCAAAGACTTCACAGAGAGAAGTTAGCTGGAAATGCTTTAACAAACTTTATCCATAATATGAATTCTGATAATGAGGAGTATATTGATCAAGGTCATGCTCCCTCATGGGTACTTGAGAAGTCTGCAAAAAATCTTGCTAATAAAGCACTAACAACTGGTAATAAGAAATGGTTAGATTTAATAGGTAAAGTAGATACATATGGTGGCGGTAACTATGCCCAAACCCAAAAGGGTAGAAAGATTATTAGAGATACAATAAATGAAATAGAAAGAAAAGCAAACGAAAGTGAGGATAGAGAATATAAAAGGAGATCAAGAGGAAAAGAAAAGTTAAAGCACGGGTTTACTGTTGGATTCAATAGAGTTTTAGGTATGGAAGAGGGGCCAGAAAAAGAAGCTCTAATAAAAAAGATGAAAGAAGAAGCATTCACTAATGGACTTAGTGATGTGTATCAAAATATATATAGGAATTATGATTTAATTAATGAAAGAGAAGGAGAACCAACAGTACTTAGTGATAAAGCTATGATGCCTAAGATTCTAGAGTGGATTAATGAACCGGGTAACTTTGGGACTTTTGACACAATGACTGCTGGAGTTACAACATTCCTTGCTGAGAACAATATAAAGGTAAATGAGAATCAGCAGAGTAAAATAGATAAACTATTAAAAGCCTACACACCATTGGAAGGTATTAACGAATTCAAAGAGTTAAGTGAGTCAATAGATAAATTTGGGGAGGACTATCTTAAAAAATTAAGTATCAATGCAAAGTTCGTACCAGACCAAGCAAGGACAGCCTCATTAGATCAAAGAGCAAACTTAATAAAAAGATTTCGTAAAGTACTTAATGAACACAGATTAGAAATAAAGGGAAAAGAAGGACAATATGTACCTTACGGCTTATGGTCTACAGAACAGAAAAATGAATTATATCAAGACTTACTTACAGTAAGAAATGGTTATTTAGATACTGCTCGTACTGAAATTAAAAAGGCTTATGATGAAAATACTCCTACACCTAACGATGCCAAAACAAATGCTGAGTACAATAAAGTATACACAGAGTTAGGTACTCTTAATTATTTAGCTGGAACTGGTACATCTTTAACTACTGCTCAAGAAGAAAGACGGAAAAACCTAGAACTAGAACTAAAATACAAGTGGCCTAAAAAATGGGATGAACATAGGAAATCAGAGATAAAGAGAGATGAGCCTGAAAAGGATGTGATTAGCTTTGCTAAAGATGCTGACCCTGAGCATACACAGGCAATAAGAGATTTACTTGCGGAATACTCTTTTGAGACTCCTGAGTACATGCAGATGAAAGTTGATGAATATACTAATAAGAATAAGATTAAACCAGATACAGAGGCTCAAGCAGAAATAGATAGATTCAAGCAGAGTGGAACTAAACTAGATGAAATTCCTACTACTAAGGATTCTCTTGATTTGTTTGATAAACTACTTACCTCCATATTCCCCGGATACCAGCCCGGATTAATGGCTTTAAAGTTTGCAGATGTAGTAAAGAGAGTACCTACCTTTCCAATGCAAGCATTCTATATGATAAGAGAGAATAGAAAGAACATTAAAGATGCCATTAAAGGAAAACTTAAAGCTAAAATATTAGGTGAAAAAGGGGAAAAGGGTCTTAATGTACCTTATGGGGCACTATGGTCTGATCAGCAGAGAGAAGATTTTAATAAGGAATCGGATGCTGAAATTATGGAGGAGTTCTTAAAAGAAGATTCCAAAATTATTAAAGACTTGAAAGCCCTTTCTCCTGATAAAGAATCAACAAAAGATAAACCAGAAGAGATCGTAGAGATGACGGACTTAAGGCTTAAAGAGGCTTTTCCTAATTATAAAGATAGTGACTTAAGTAACATGGGAGAGACTCTTGCAAACGATATTAAGAGTATAACTGATAATAGCAAGATGCGGGAAATATTTATAAAAATACTTCCTACTAGCAAGATTCCTAAATCTATTGAAGAAAGGAAAAAATTATTACTAACTGAGATTGTAAAACACTACACACTTTTAAAGCAAATAGGACAATAATATGGCTGAAGAACTAGTAGAATCCGAAGATTGGTTAGAGAAACTTACAAAGGAACTGAGTCTTGATCTATCTCCAGAAGAAACTGAGTATAAACGAAGTGAACATGAGATGCCTTATGATCCTCCTCGTGACTTAGTTCAGGGAGGAGCAATGGATAAGCGGTCTCTTGGTCTAAAGGATTATGGAGGTACTACAGTTGAACCCTCTTTAGAAAAAGTTGTTAAGAAAAAGGGGGAACAGATTGCAGAGTGGGGTAAACAAGGGATGAAAGATTTATTTGTTGGAGAAGGTGAACCATATGTAGTTAATACCAAAGAAGAAGGCGAGACTCCTGATAAACCTAGTTACATGACAGACTCTATTGTAAGAGGTTTTGGTGGGGGTATGGTTAGTGGTATAAAGAATGCAGGAGAGTTCTTCGGTTTAAAGACATTATACGAAGAGGGAAGTAAAACACTTGATTACTTAGGAATGGATCATAATCTAGTATTTAATCTACCGGGACTTAAAGGATTTGATAAGGATAAACCTTTAGTCTTTCTATCTTCAGATGGCTACCTAGAAGATAAGATTGAAAAAGGAGAAGCCTTTCACTTACCTGAGTACCCTGAACCTGAGTATGGTATTAACAAAATATTAAAACCACTATCAAGGTACCTAAGTGGTGTTCTGATGACAAGAGCCTTTCTTCCTACAGGTACAGTTACACATCCAACAATGGGCTACAAGTTTCAGTATGACCCAACAGGAATAGCTAGAGATGTAGCTGGTACTATGCTTACGTTTAAACCACATGAGCCTAGATTATCAGACGCTTTACATGAGTATATTGAAGATACTCCAGTACCACTACTTGAGCCAGTTATTAACTTTTTAAAGTCTGATCCTACTGACTCAGATGCAGAGGGGAACTTAAAGATAGCTCTTGAAGCAACTGCTATTGGTAAACTAGGTAATGCAATGGTTGGACTAACTATGGTTAGTTACAAACTAGCAAGAAAGTGGTACCATGCAAAAGACTTAGGTGCATCTGAAGGAGAGTTAGCTAAGATCTCACAAATAGGAGCATCCGATATTAAAGAATATATGGATGGTGTTGCTAAAACTGATCAAAATAAGGTAGCTTTAGAGAAACTAGAGAAACTTAGAAAGAAATTAGAGAGGGCTGAATCAAAGGAAGCTCAGAAAGGTAAACCAGCAACAAAAGTATACAAGGAGGGAATGACTCCTGAAGAGGAGTTAGTATTAAAAGCTGTAGCTTTAGGTGATAGTGACATTGAAACAGCAATCACAGCAATGTTGACAGGTAAGCTAGACAAAAGTAAGAGAGTGTTAAACATTGGAGCATCACAGGAGCTAGGATGGGAACAAGTAATAGGAGCTATTGCTGCTGTATA